GTGCAGTGCCTTTCTCTGACTACAATGGTGCAAGCATTGCAGGAAATGTAACTTTTACAGATATAGAATTAATTAATTAGGAGGCTAAAAATGAGTAAATTGATATTAAAAGATAAAACAGAGATAGAGCTACTCAATTATTATGGCGACACATATGTCACAGTAATAAAAAATTTTGCAAAGCTTGATGAACTTAAAGATAAGTTGACTGATGCAAATACAGTGATTATGACGGTACAGGATGAATCTGGAGAGCAGTCTGTAACAGGGCTTAAATTGCAGGGCATCACAATTAACTTTATCAAGGATGCAATGGGAGCAATCGCTCAAATGCAGGCTTTATTGATGTTCAGGGCAATGGATAAAGTAGAGCAAGTAGAAGCCACTTTGACAGGCCGTATAGATGCTCTATCAAATATGTTGGTTGAGTTGATGACTTCAGAAGAGGAGGAAGAAGGCAATGAGTAAGAAGAAAATAAAAGTGTATATTAAATTTTATGCATCACGAATCAAGTATGGTTTAATGACTATTGATGAAGTACCGGCTAAGTACAAAGAAGCTGTGGAAGAGTTTATGAAAACAGATGAATACTTGATGATGTAACTTGATAACAAAAAAAGATATTTTAATAACAGAAAGAGGGGAGTTGTTCCCTCTTTTTCTATTGTGCTGAAGAAATTATTTTTCTGAAAGGAAGGAGATTACTAAAATGGATAGTTCATTTATAGCAGGGAAGGTACTTTTAAGAGGCAATTATAGTCAGTATACAGTGGCTGGAAAAGGCTACTTTGTACAGGAAGGAGCATACAGCAAAGTACCACATGCCGGAGATATAATATATTTCTATAGCAAGGAAAAAGGCCGTGTTGCTCATGTCGGTATAGTTGAAGATGTAAAGAAGATTGGAGATACATATATCATACATACTATTGAAGGCAATACCTCTGCGATTGCATTTGAGAGAAATGGCGGTGGAGTAGCAAGAAAGGAGTACCGCTTTAAGGTCAGTGAAGTTGGCGGTACAAATAGGATAAATGGATTCGGCACACCGCTTTTTAACAGTGGTACTTGTACAGCTGAAGAGCTTATAGAGGTTGCAAGAAAAGAGATAGGGTATCTTGAGAAGGCAAGCAATGCAAAGCTTGAGGAAAAGACGGCAAATGCAGGCGAAAAAAATTTCACAAAATATGGCGAGTGGTATAGTGGCAACGGCAACTATTGGTGCCAGCAGTTTGTGAGTTGGTGTGCGTACATGGCATGTAAGCTACATAAAAAGAACACCTTTACAGGTTGGGTGGAATTTGATGGTAAGTGGATGTATGAGATTGATGGGGTAGTGCAAAAAGATAAGTGGCTTCACATTGATGACAGATGGTATGTAGTCAACGGTGAAGGCTATATGACTAAAGGATGGTTTAAATCCGGAGATGATTGGTACTATCTCAATGATACAGACGGAGCTATGCTCAGTGGTCAATGGGTAAAAGCTGATGGGTTAGACTTCTATCTTACTCAAAGTGGAGTACTTGCAAGAAGTGTATATATAAAGGATGCTGATAAGGATCTGTATTATTGGGTTGACGCTGATGGCAAGTATCAGAAAGAGTATGATACTTCTACCCCTGATTTAGATAAGTACGATTTAGCAGAGTAGGAATAATAAGAAAGGATGATTAAAATGAGAGCAAATATTTTGTATTCAATAGTTGGAGCAGTAGGAGGATTTGTAGCCATGGCGTTTGGAGGCTGGAGCGACGCACTAATAACACTAATTGTATTTATGTCTGTAGACTACATTACAGGTCTGGCAGTCGCAGGCATATTTAAGAAAAGCAAGAAGAGTGAGAATGGTGCATTGGAGTCAAGGGCTGGGTTCAAGGGATTGTGTAGAAAAGGGGTTGCCCTTCTTATAGTTTTAGTTGCAGTAAGACTTGATATAATTATGCACACGACATACATAAAGGATGCAGTTATAATAGCATTTATAGCCAATGAGGCTATATCAATAATAGAGAATGCCGGGCTTATGGGGATACCAATTCCATCTGTCATAGCTAAAGCTATAGATACTTTGAAAAGTAGTGCTGACAGCACAAAGACTGAAGCATAAACTTTGAAAGTTAGTTGTGAGAAAAAAATAAAAAGAGAGGTTTAGCCTTGTACTTTCCTCTCTTTCTATTTTTCTTGCCTTATTTGTTATTGTTTAAAATTTTTTTCTTGAATTGTGCTTTTGAATTAAAATCTTTTGTACTTTTTTGAAAACATCTGCTGATATGATGCATTCATGCGATCCAAATTTCTCTTTTTCATTAAATTTTATGTATCCAGCATATGTCTTATTCCTCAGTATTACTTTTATTGAGTTGGCTGAGAAATGTTTTCCTCTCTTGCCTCTGTACCCAGCTGCATTAAGCGTTCGTGCTGTTTCGGATAGGTTATGTGTTTCTAAGTATGATTCAAAACACAGTTTGACACAATCTGCTTCTCTTTTTACGATTTTCAGTTCATCATTTTTACTAGTGTAGCCTTGCAAAAATGCCGGCGCATACTTGCTCTGCTTGAATTTTTCATCAAGCGCGAAGCTTACTCTTTCGCTTGTAAGCTCGCACTCTAACTGAGCAAAAACCCCCAAAATACCTACAATCGCACGACCAAAAGGTGTAGATGTGTCAAACACCTCAGTATATGAAACTAAGTCAATGTTTAGTTGATTCAGTTTATATACTGTCTGATACAAGTCAGATACACTTCTTGTGAATCTACTTAATGCCCAGAAAAGTATAATATCAAATTTCTTTTCTTCTGCGTCTTGCATGAGGCTTTGAATTGCAGGTCTGTGAACCATATCTTTTCCACTTATACCCTCATCAGCGTACAATTCATAAACGGAATAGCCTTTGTCAGAGCAGTAGTTTCTTAGAGTTCTTTCTTGAGCGGCTAAAGAGTATCCTTCCCTGGCTTGATCAAGAGAAGATACCCGGATATATATTGCAACTTTCTTGCTCATATGATAGAATGCCTTTGCCTTTCTTTTGAGGTAGGCCCTGCAGGTTTGCTTTGGTCGGCTACTGCAGGGCCGTTTTTGTTTATTCTGTTTATGTGCCTCTATTCAGCTGGATTGTAGAATGTTCCGTCATCGTTGATATACTCAACAACCTCATCTTCAGTCACTGACAATGTGCCCGCAACTGAAAGTCCGTTTTCAAGGTCAATTGTGATTTGATACTCGCCAACTTCTGAAAGTCTTTTATTATCTATTTCATTAGTTGTTCCATAGTATGCACCCGATACCATTTGGTCAATTTCTCTTTGTTCCTCCGCTGTAAAGCTACTATAAGTTCTTCCTATCATTGTTTCCTTATTCATATTATCTACCTTTCTTTTACTGCACTTACAGTTTTATATTTGCTGGTCGGCTCTGTAAGTTTTGTAAGTTCCTTAGTTATCTTACAATGTTATTCTACTCTATTATTAGAGTAATATCAAGCACTTTTTACTCTATTTTTAGAACTTTTTTATTGCTTTTAAATAAGACATAATATATACTTAAAATCAGGAAAACAAAGTAAGGACCACAATTATGATTAGATATAAAATAGATATTATGAAAGAGCTGAATGAGAAGGGATACAATTACACTCGAATAAAAAAAGAAAAATTATTATCCGCTCAAACATTAGAAAATATAAAACAAGGAAAATCTATTACATTAGATACACTTAATAAACTTTGTTTAATGACTAAATTACGCGTGGAAGACATTATAGAAATGACTGCTACAGATGAAGAAAAAGAAAAGTATTCCTGGGATACAAAAATATGATGTCTAATGAAAGTCTAATAAATAGGAAGAAACTAAGTATTTGCGAGCTATTTAATACAAAAAAGAGGGGACTTAAAATCCCGTGGGTAGAAATACCCGTACCGGTTCGATTCCGGTCTGCGGCAGTATTTTTGTTCAAATCCAAGTAAGGGTTTGGACTTTTTTTATTTTAGGATAAATTAATGGAGTTAATAGTATATTAGCATTGATTTTATTTTGACTATTGCTAATACTATTTCTAATACTATTTCTCCAGATTATTTGGTTGTGGAGCCAACAGGTGTGGCTAAGTTGGGAAATATATTAAAAAATCTTCAGAGAATAGAATATGAAAAGATTAGACTTTTATCTCCATTATGTATTCTGGATATAGAGAGTATGAGGAGCTATGGAAATGAATTCCCGGATATATTTAGAGATCAGATATGTAGTGCCGGTCAGGTAATTCTTTCAAAAACTGAGAATATGTCTGAAAGAGAAAGAGGTGAATTAATTTCTGAGGTAAAAAGCATTTCTCCGGATGCAGTGATTACAGATAGGCATTATATGGAGTATCCTGACAAGTGGTGGAATGATATACTTTGTACCTACCTGGATGGAAGTAGTAAAATTCCAGAGAACCTAAATGAATCAACAATTGCTCTTGATACATTTTCTTTATCAGATGTCACAGTGGGTGGTATAGGTAGCTTTATGTGCTTTATGGAAAATATTATCAGAGGTGAGTATGGTGATATAATTCGTTCCAAGGGGAGTATTCCTCTGAAGAATGGGAGTATTATCTTTGATGTAGCAGGTGGAAGGTATTCATTTCTTTTAACAGATACATTTGAAGATGCTAAAGTTATATTTATAGGAAATCGAATCAGAAGACAGAAGATTAGAAAAATATTTTTTAATAACTCTGAAAAAATAAAAATACTACCATTTAGCGGATATAGGAGAGAGAGCTCAGTATTATAAAATGATTTATTAGATACCGAAGTAGGTTAATTATCAACCGACTTCGGTATTTTTTATTT